TTGGGATGCTTTTCCCACACTATTTTCATACGATTCGTACACGATTCTTTTCAGCACGAGCACTGTACAGTCGATGGCCGCGGCTTCTAAACAAATCTGCTGCTGTTTGTGGATCCGTCTCAAACATTTGCTCTATATCTGTTTTGTTGATGCTATGGTCACAATCTACGGCATACAGTTCGTAATGTCTCTGCTCATTGAACTTGGCCCTAAGGATCATGTTTTGTATCAACTGGTTAAGTGGATTACGGACCGTCTCTTGATTATTTAACACTCTGAATGTGTTGTCTCTATCCCACTGTTCATATTCAGTAATTGGAACCACACTCTCCAATCCTTCTTCGCACCAGTAAACAAGATATGCATTGGTAGTCATAGATATTTTAATTGAAAGAATGTTACGGCAGTTTGATTGTAAAAATCCAAGCGAATGTCATTAACCATGTGTCCTTTGTCCGGATCATAATCACGATGTCTACGAACGGTAAAACCCAATATTTCTTTTAATTTCCAGGAAATCAGAACCACACTATCGCCGTGTTCCTGGCGAATTTGGTTGTAGATCTCGTTCCATTTGTGTTCGGTTAAAACAAGAGTCATACTGCATTATAGCAGCATATTTTAGTCCAGTCAAGCTATCCAGCCCTGTCCGGTTATTTCGTGATACCAGGGATAAAATGGTTCCAAAATTTCAAAGGTCCAATTGCAAGTTATCCAATTGGTGGGTGGATCAGCTAGATGTTGATATACAGGCAAAACTTGGTGTCCATTTATTTTGACTCCGGCAACTTCCACTGCGCCACTGGTAATTTTGCAACATAAAGTTAGATTGTCCAACAGTCCAAAATACATTTTGGGTTCTACAGGCAAACCATTAACTGTAAATGTGTATTCGGGATTGTTGTGTTCTATCAACTCGATTTCAACTTCAAGTTGATTGCTGAGGTCAATAGCCGTAATGTCTAAGAAATTTTTCATATCTTGGCAAATGATTTAACACGGAGTTTCCGCGAATTTGTTCAAAGGATTTTGTAAAACTAACAAGGTCTTGTCTTGACTGCTCGACATCTGCGGGTAATTCATAATTGCAAACAAATTTATAGTAATCAAGTATTACATTGGCTGTGACCTGATCAATTTGATCTGATCTACGAACATTAACTATTTGATCGTAACTTAGATTGTGATTGTGTATTAACTTTTCTAGTTTTTGTTTGACTTCTTCACGGATATCATCGGGCATCAGTTCTATTCGTAAGCATGCAGGATTGTGCAAAATGTTACAGCTTTCTGCAATTACACCATTGTCTATCATGAATTCAAACAATTGATCTATCTCGTAAATTGAAAACACAGTTGGGGTTATCCTCAACGAAACATACAGCCCGGCATTGGTTTTTCTTAGATTCAGGAACTTGTTTATGTTAGCTGTTATATCTTTGATATGACCAGGCCAGCGTATGTAATCATTTAGTTCGGTCACTGATTCTATGCTAATGCCCAAATGAAATTGTTTAAAATTTTTTATAAGATTCTGTACTCGATCGTTATAAATGGTACCGTTGGTGGTTGTGCCTACAATTATATCTTTGGCTAGATTGTGTTTGATTAGTTCTTCACATATAGTATAAAAACTCTCTTCATACAAGGTTTCACCGCCGAGGAAATGTATATAGCGAATGTTGGGTATTGTGAGCAGCTCGTTGATCAAACGATCGACTAGACTTTTGTCTCTAGTCCAAGGTGTAGATACTGCGGGTTGGGCAAACAACCGGGCATTGATTTTATGCAAAGCGTGATAGTCTTTTTCAAGTCGGCTGCTGGCTTCTGGTCCGCACATGATGCATGCACTGTTGCAAACATTGCCCAATTCAATTTGTAAATCGACTGGTTCGCGATCGGCTGCACCATTGTTACGAAAACTGTATTCAAAATTTTTGTAATGCGGACTGCTTCTTAGTGTTAATGCAAAGTTGTTGGTGTCTATAGCACTTTTTAACAGTTGCCTTTTGCGTCCATTCAGTTTGCCAAATGATTCTTCATAGTAACAACCAGCACAAGATTCAGGGCTGTCTCCCGACAACAGTTGTTGCCTCATTGATTTCATTTGATCACTATTATAATACTCCATAATAGTTTTGTCTTGAAATCGATGTTGGCGTCTGGGATTTCGTTCCCAGCGACACGACTCAAAACTACCGTCGTAAGTGAGCCTCACATGAAACCATGGACTGGAACAAAAAGTTTTTTCGAACATTAATCAATGATGCCAAAATTGGCCCAATTGGCGCCACCTAAGCAAATCCAACCCAATGGACCGCCTGGATTGGGATTGGTATTCCAAACCACATGACATCTTTCACTTTGAAAATTAGGAGGAGTGCTCGATGTAGTAAATTGCATCGAATTAATTCTTAGATGATTGATTTGAGTGGATCCGTCATCATTTAAAATCAAATTTTCTTTGTTGTTACTAGACAATACCAATTTTTGTTGCCTTGAAGTTCCTAGTATGCCTGTATCTTTTGATTTTTTCTTGGCGATAATTTCTACTTCTTCGTCCCATACCGTAAATGCAGCAGATGGTTCAATTGTATTAATACCAACTCTTTTTGGTGTAACATACAAAGTTTGAGCTATTAAACCTTCACCCCTAACTGTTAGTTCGTTAAGTTCACCAACTGATTTTAAATTACTGTTAACAATGCCTATACCAAGACTAGTCGATGTCAAAACTTCTTGGCCATTTAAAGTAACTTTGTTTAAGTCAAGTCCCTCTGTTTTAATTTTGTCAAACACTGTTTTACTATAACTCGAAAAAAACGAACCGTCTAATGAATTAAGTGTATTAGAACTTGCCTTTGAAACCATGCTTCTAAAAAAATCACTTTCTTCTGAAATGGTTCCGTTGATAACTAAATTACCATTTATTTCTAAATGCCCTTCAATTGTACAATCTTTAGTTAGTAGTTTATTTTCGATCACTGTTGTTTCGTCAAACAATGTCAAACAAACGCCTGTTGCACGATCATCAATACCGGTACTGCTAAAGCTTTCTATTAGACCACCTTTTATTTGGTCGCCAGAAATAACTAAATCTTTTAATTTAATAGCACTAAGATCAATACTATTGGGCGGAAAAGAATACTCTGTTATTCTATCAGATATTATTGTACTAACTGAATCAGTAACTGCCTTGTTAAGATTGATAGTTGATAAACTTTGAGCAACATGATTTTGAATCAACTCTTTGGTTTGAGTTTGAGTTTCATCTATGGTAGATCTTATTTTGTCAACAATTCTATTTTCAAGTTTTTTGTTATCGACAGTGTACTCTGCTACTTTTTTCTCAAATGTAGCCGTGGCCGCTTCTTGAATGTGTGTACCATAATCATACGAAGCCAATCTATTGTTGATGGCCGTGCTAATAGCAGAATCAACTCGCACCAATACATTGGCAGTGATATCTGCAACTAAACCTTCTACTATTTTAGCTAAATGTTCGTTAAGATCCATTATCAAATCGAATACTAATTACATGCTCGTAATTTTTTTTGATTAAACTCTTGTACATCAAATTCTTGTGTACATTGTAACCCACTGCACCTGCATCATGACTAAACTTTGCCAATTGTTTAAAATACATTGCTTTTCTTGCGTATGGTCCACTCATTGCAAAGTTTGATCCATTTATTTGATAAACATATGTTGTCCAGCTGTTTTTGTCATGTATGTTATGATCGTGGAATTCTAAAAACACATTGTTTTCTTTTCCATTTTTAACTAAGGCAGGAATTGAAAATTCTCTATCTTTAAATTCTTGATTTTTATAATCTCTACATGTAGTTATGACATAATCAGTAGCTAAATTACAAATATCTAAAACTCTGTTTTTTTGTTCATTGTCATCTGCAGCAAATGTAAAATACTCATCTAGTGCCACTACCGAATTGAATTTTTTATAAAAGTTTTTAATTTTGTCATCTGGTATGTATGTGTATTTTACGCCAGCTGATGTTAGGTATTCTTGAACTTTTTGTGAAACTGCGGTCACTGCAATTTCTTCAGACTCATCTACTAGAATAACTGGATTAAATCCTACATATAAAACTCGACTAGGCGTGTAATTGTGAAAATAAGCAACTTCATCAATTATTTCTTTTTTCCTTTTTAATACTTCAGCAGTTTTACTGTGCAATAAAAAAGCCTGTAACAGGCATTCGGTGTAACTGGCAAAATTCATGATAACCTTTGTTTTTGTTTTACTTGGTTAAGTATTTATTGAATTTGGCGTACTAAGTCTAGCGTTACACAGTGGAATCCGCCACCTAATGTGCGACTGTGTCTTAATTCTAATGGAATCACAGTAAAGTTATAACTTTCTAATATCTTAATTAATTTCAATTGATTTTTGTCTACAATAGCAGTGCGGGGATCTAGTACCAGCATGTTTAGTGCGATCCATTTACTAGCATATGGATATTGATAAAATCCTTGTTCAAGAACATCATCTATCCATACTACTTCCCACGAATCAAATACTCGAGGCAGATTGTCCATGTTTACTCTACTGGCATTTACCATTACCAACCCCTCACGCAATGGTACTATAGTACTATCAATATGAACTCCAGAGTAAAAGTTACAAACTTCAATGTTCACATCAGGAAACTTGGTCCTTAGCCACTGAGCAGCACGACGATTGCCGCTTGCACTTTCAAGATATAACATAGTGTTGTTTAGTCTAAGTACATTAGCAGCATCCATAATGTAGTCGTCGTTACGGGGCATACGATGAACTGTATCGGCTCGATAGACGACATCATCTAGTGCTTCTATTTCCATGTCTCTGCAAGGATACATCATGGCCGGATCCACAATGGTATTGCCGTACACTATCAATCTATCTCTAGGACAATAATTGTACATGCCGCCGAGTTTTTGAAAGTTCATTGCTTTTGGTCGGTGTACAATTGCTCCGTATTGTTCTATAGTGTCAGCTAATATATCTAAGTCTTGATTGGCCTCGTCTATAATCCAGTTGGGAACTGGACCACTAGGCACTGCTGTTTCAGTCCAAGTAGTTTTTAGACTTTCATTGGCAAACACAGGATCATCTGTGGGCCAGTTTGCAAAATCCGCTCTACCTACTACTACTTCTTTTAAAGGATCCCATTCGTTAGTTGTGTACAGCATTAAATATGTCCAGTTATTTGTAGTGTGTAGCGAGGTTCCGATCCCATGTTAAAAGCACTGTGCGGGCTATCCCACCGCCATACCAAAGTAAAGCCAGCTAACCAATCTGAATATCCTACATCTTCACATTCAGCAAAGTGGCCTTGTTTACGATCTTCCAAAAATACCACTGCCCTTCTAATACGATCTTCCTGCCCTTGCAAATTGTAAAGTTCGATGTATTTTTTATAGGTGTCTACATGTCTAGGTAAACTGCTGCCCGGATCCATTCTGTAATAGGAAGTACCTATGTTCTGCCAATGCTCGTATCGTTCAAAAAAATCAACAAATTTATTGTTCCAACTTGGTTGAGGACTGCGCATGTCACACATGTATCCGCCAAATGGTCCTAAAAACCCAGCATCCTGCCATTGTATTTCTGTGACTGGATCATTAAACTTTTCTTTTATATAATCAAGATGTTTATATTCCTCATCCCAAAATTTAAAAAGTTTATAGGATTCGTGTGTTGCCATAATGAATAACCTCAAAATTATCCAGCCGCGGAAAGTTTCTCCATGGATCTACTATAACACTGCCGTTGCTAATTGTACAATAAAGCTCTTGCGCCGCTTGTTCGCCTGTGTAACCGTATGTGACAGATCTATTATGTGCTAATAAAGCAATTACCGGAACATCGTCAAACGGAGGCTTATCCCCTGTCAATGGATCCACATAATAAAACTTAGCCTGTAATTCGTCTAGATAATGTCCTATTAATAGACTATAACTTCCATCACAATAATCAACATCTGGTTTATAGGCTTTACCCATGATAAAGATTGGTAAATTTTTTTCAACTTGGATTCGTTTTAAAAATTTTGCCAAGTTACGAGCCTGCATTTCTCTAGCATGCATGACTGTGTCAAAAATATCATATCCTAGTTGTAAGTTTTCAGCTAACCATCTTAAAGCAATATTATCTCTAGGATGACAAGGACCTGCATCACCCATGCCTGCCTTCATATATTTAGGACTCATGATTCTTGTGGTACTTTTGGCCAAAGCGTCCGTGACAACATCTACATTAATATTTCCATTTTTCATTGCCACATCTTGGATCATATTAACCAGGCCGACTTTTGTACTGATAAAAGTATTATAGAAAATTTTAATACTTTCTGCTTCATCCCATGTGCCAACAACATATCTCGGATTGTTTTCCATTAATGGTTGATAAAAATCAATTAGCTCTCGAGCATCTGTAGTCTCGTTGCCATCTTCGGTGCCAATGATTACCATCTCTGGATTTACCATATCCCATTCTACGCTACCCATTGCTATCAAATAAGGATTATAGATAAATCTTGCATTGGTTATACAAGGTCTTAGTTCTCTACGAACTGTCCCGGGTAATACTGTTGAAATTAGTACAACCATCTGTTCTGGACTTGCCCACGCATCAATTTGTGTAAGTACCTCTTTTACGGTTGTATAATCAAAATCTTTATTTGGTAGATGCGTAATTGGTTGAGATCCATCATAATCAGGATCATGCGGTGTTTGTACCGCTACAAAAACGATATCTTGTCCAACAACTGCTCCTCGTAAGTTATCTGATATTTTAATTTTATCACTTTGCTTTGGGTAAATATCATAACCAGTTACTGAATATTTTTGTGCCATAGTTTCTGCACAAGGCATTCCTAACTTCCCAATACCTATAAATCCAACATTTATCATAAATGATTTCCCATTATAAATTTTCTTGGTTAATTAAACAACTTCTATTAGATCCTTTGCATCTTTATTATAGAGGATATAAGCCAGCAAGTTCGACCAAAATCAAAGATTTTGACGATAATGTTTTTGGTAACTATTTTTTCGACGATCAAATAGCCTCTGTTGATTTCAACGGAAATGTAATTTGGTCTCACGAAGAACCTCTTAATTCAAATGATTTAAATGATCTGTTGTATGTTATGTTAAATTTAGACATTCCTAGTGTTGAATGCAGAGACATTAGAGAGTATGATACTTTTCCTATGTGTCAAATGCACGGAGATGTAAATTTTAATGCTTTTGCTAATTCAGAAAAAAGTAAATTAAAGCAGCAATGGTTTCAGAAATTTTCAAAATATTCTCGAATGTATGATTGGTACTTCTTTTTTCATGGATTTTTAGCACTCGACTGGTTTAGAGATTATCGATATTTTCCTAATCCTTTTAGAGTCGAACCAGATAAAGTATTTATATGTTTAAATCATCTAGTGGAAAATAAGAGAAATTATAGAATTACTTTACTTTCCTATCTTGAACAACAAAATTTATTTGAATACGGCTATATATCTTGCCCTTTGCTTACACAGGATATTATTAAAAAAGAGTTAATTGATCCTTTTTCACAAATTTCCCAGCAATCAAAATTACATATTGCAAAAAATTTGTCTAACAGTAATCTTCCGATAATGTTAGACGATATTGATTTCAGGACTGCAAGTGCTAGTATACCTAAACAAATGCACTCAAGCATATGGACAGTGGTCACTGAAACTGTATTTTATGACGAAAAATTGCATCTTACAGAAAAGATATTTAAACCAATAGCGATTAAAAGACCATTTATCTTAGTCGGAGCTGCGGGCAATCTTGGCTATTTAAAAAGTTATGGCTTCAAAACATTCAGTGATTTCATCAACGAAAGCTATGACGATGAACCGGATCCGGACATTAGAATCCAAAAAATTACCAAAGAATTGCAACGACTTTGTAGTTTAAGTTGGGAAGAAAATTTAGATATGTTTCGTAAAATGCAAAGTATTTTAGACTTTAATCACGAACATTTTTTTAACAATTTTAGAAAAATTATTACAGAAGAACTAGTTGATAATTTTGAAAAATGTGTACGACTCTACAACTTTGATCTTTCAGAGAGATTTAAATTGCCAATTGAAAACATAAATTTTGATCATGTAAAACAACTGCTATTAAAAACTTAGATTTTTTCAATATGTTGTAAAATAAGATTTTCCATATCTACAATTCTTGTTCTAGTTGTCGTGCTATTTAAAACTACAAACAATCTTTTTTGGCCTTTAACTACTGCACTCATAACCAAGCAACCGCCTGATGCTCTTACATATCCAGTTTTACTTACAATAACATTAAATTTTGTCACCAGGGGATTTGTATTTGTGTAACGCCATTTAACTAATTTTTTCTTCTTCTTTTTTGCCAACTCGCCCACTGCGCGATTACTAGCCGAGATAATCAATGGATATTTTTCCGCTGCCATCAATAACTTAATCAAGTCCTTTGGGGTGCTTATGTTTCTGTTATCTAGACCGCTGCTGTCTTCGAATCTAGTATCATCCATGCCTAACACTTTAGCTTTATGATTCATGTCATCGATACAGGATTTGTAACCTCTATGATAGTTTTCGCATAGCATTCGTGCTGCAATATTATCTGATTTTACAACAGCTAAATTAATTAGTTGCTCTCTATTGACCGTTAATCCTCTAAACTTTTTCTTCAACGGTTGTTCTAAATTTTCATTAGCATCTAATATAATCATAGCTGTCATTAACTTGGTAATTGAAGCTATGGGTTGTTGAATTTCAATATTTTCTTGTTCTAGTACATTCCCTTGGCCGTCGGCAATTAACCAACTTTTTGCTTTAATTTCGTAGGACGAAGATGAGTTGCTTGCAATAGCTAATATTGCACATAGAAATAACTTTTTTATCATTGCGAGACTTCTTCTAAATCTTCTAAAAAGTATTCGATTAAAAGAAATATTATAGCACACAATGCAATAGCAAACAAGCTGCCTTGTCTAATAGATGCAGTCATTGCGATCCAGAAGAACAATCTCAAACCCCATTTTAAATTATTAACTGTATCCATTAATTATATTTACTACTTCTTCAATGTGTAAATTTAAAGTTTTAGCAATTGCAATATAGGTACATCCTTGCTTGTGCAAGTCTAATACCGCTTTAATAACGCCAGGATTTTTCGCCATGTTTCAAATCAAACTTCCGAATAATATTTTCTACAGCATCTTGCGGATATCTCAATCTCAAGCAAATTTCTTCAACTGAGTATCCATGATCCTGATACATACGGCTAACTACATTTGCATTGGCTTGTGCTGTAAATTCATATTTACTCATTTTTAATTTCACAATCAACCCATTTTAAATTGTTATACCAATTGTAGACAGCACTTCCTTTTGGTATCAAACAACGACCCAGTTCGGGCTCGACTTCTATTCTTACTTGAACCACTGCCCAGACTAGCCAAATCAAATATAGACTTACCACTGTGGCAATACCGTATTTCCAGGCATTACATTTGATATGTTCTATTCTTCGACGCTTCTTTGCAGCGACCATCTTGTCCTGCACTCGTTTTTTAGCCCAGGCAATAGATTGTTCTTTCTTCATCTTTTCCATCATGGCCTGGACACGAGTATACAAGTCTCCCAATTCAGGGGGACAATTGTATACCATTAATTCACGCAACTCTGCTTCCATGGCGGTCAATCTACTTTGCATTAAAACTCTTTGCAGTGCTCGTTTACCCAAGCTGGTTTCACCGGTATAAACTTCTGTAGCATGTCTTTCTTCTTCTTCAAAGATGGCACTACATTTGGCATAGTTTTCAAAATACACACCCAGTTCTTCGCCTATCTGAGTGTAGACATCGTTGGGCTGCTGTTTGCTTAATTCTATTACACGATTTTTTTCTTGAATGAACTGATTGCGTTCAGCTGTGGTGGGAGGGTCGTCTTTGTGTCGTAGGTTAAACTGTTCTTCTAGGTCCTTGAGAACACCTTTAACATCGCCTGCTGCGCCGGCTATTTCTTTGTATAATTCGCAGCCTTTTTTAACAGCCTGTACAGCACCATTTGCCAGGGCAAAAAGTGTTAGTGGATCCATAGCTCCGATCCATTACTGGTACAGCTCGCTACAGCTACTTGGTTCAATTTTGTGTTTCCGTTTTTTTGTTATTGAAGAACCAATGTTTATCGAACTTATTAATACTTACCAATTAGAACCAAAAAATTTACTACTAGATAACTGCTACATTCTGTGCGGCGGAGTTACCGGTGTGGGTTGTGGTGGGTTTCGGGCAGGGCGATGTGCAAACCAGCTCATTATATTCTCCTTTTTGTAGTCACAAAAAAACCTGGAAAATCCAGGTTTATTTGTTAGCAGTTCTTAGTCCGACTCCGGTACCTTTTTTAAGCACACTATCGTCGGGTATGTAAATCCTTTTTCCTACTCCTACTATGCAATACTCATCTGTTTGTAAATCGTGTACAAACCAACTTGTAGTTTCAGTTTCAAAGTTGGCATATACTAGGTTGACTGTTTGTTCATTGGGCGCTTGAGTAGCCATAATCATCTTTTCGCCGTATTGATTCATGGTTTTTTCTACATCCTCAAAACTACCACACATCAATTGAATTTGTCTTGACCTGGGTTGTGCTGTAGCTGCCAAGGCTAAAGTGGCTAGTAAGATAGCAGCTAAAAATTTGTTCATATAGTATATATCATTGTGCTGCACAATGATAAAATACCAATATTATGCTTGTTCTTTATAATCAAATCTGCTGCAAACTATGTCGTAGAATTCGTCTAATTCGCCGCCCCATTTTCCTTTGAGATATGGACGCAAATCATGGCATAGTTTGGCGTTCTTTTCTTTATTAGCCTGAACAAAGGTACTGTGTAGCTTCTTCCAATGATCCAACTTTGTAACTTCTTCAAGAGGAATTTTATCCCCCGGAACTACACAAAAAGTTTCTAGAATTTTACCTTCGACATCATGTGTTTCTAGTTCTAATACAGTATATTTTTCGCTTAACTCTTCGGCTACTTGTCTACTAAAAATTATGTCCATCGTTTTTTAATCCCCACTGACTTATATATATGCTGCACAGCTCGAGCTTGATAATAACAATCAATGAGTGCATTATGAGCACCATGCCTGTTTTTTTCTCTTGGGTCTCCGTGTACACTAAACAAAGTGCGACTGTCTCTGATTTGCCAGAACTGCCATGGCGTTGGGCGCCCTACCTGCCTGTATAGATCTTCTAATATAACTATATCAAAAGCAGGTCCTTGGCACCATATATTATCCACACCAACCAAGAATCGATTAAGTTGGTCTAGCATTTCATTGATAGTGATTCTGTCTTCTTCGCCTAGAGCTTCTTCTCTAACTTCATCAGGTTGTGTACCCCACCAAGTCACAGTTTCGTCTTGTACATGCCTGTCCATAGCCAACTGTTCGTTGACATCTGGACGAATATATAAACCTTGAGTTTGATCTACATCCTCGTCCCAGGGACTAAACTTAATGGCGCCGAGCGTGAGTATAACACTCCATGGTCTGGTGCTAAGGGTTTCAATATCTAACATTGCATCCATAAATTTATTATACAACAAAAAAATTAGTGTGTCAACTTTTTGATATTTTCTATTATACTATCCACTGCTAATTGATCCCAATCTGTGTGCATCATTACTTCATAATTGTGATCTACAATGTGTCTTATTTTGGGCAAAATTTTATTTTGATCTTGATTACACAAATATTTTATTTGTTCAAATGCCATTGACCAACGACGATTGTCATCTAATTCGTTATCATAACTTTCGTCAATTACTTCACCAAAGGTTTTAAAACCCAAGTATCGTAAACTGTTCAAATATCCTTGCCCGGCAAATACTATAAAAAGTCTTTTTGCTAAAATAGGTTTTGCTACTTTTTCAGAAAACATATTGAAATCGTTGCAATAAGCAGTTTCGGCCACAACACTGTATGCAGTTTGATTATAAACCTCGGTGGCAATTATATATGCGTTTTGTGTTTTTTGCCCATAGTAGCTAGCTGGCATACCTCCACCGCATGGATCATTGTATTCTCTACCAACATATTGTACTTCTGGTATCTTAATATATTCAGTGTTATTTAAATTTTGTGGATCTCTTTTGTAATAACTAATTATGTTTTTATCCATCAATTGATTATCTTGGAATAATTTATAAATTAAATCTCTATGAGGCCTGCCCACTCCTAATAGAGCATCAAAAAATTTTTCTTTGGGGGGATATGGATTTAATTTATCCAATAAAAAAGGCAATTTTTTATATAGATTGGTTGTAATTTCAAAATAAAAAGGTTTAAAAATAAATTTTGATTTGTATAATTTAGTTGCAAGTCCGGGCACAACAATGATTACTTTTTCTTGATCAAGATTGTGTTCTACTGGAAAGTTTTTTTCTAACTCTATTAAAATAACCAATTGGCTAAGTTGAGATATACTTTCTAATTTTTCAAGGAATATATTTTTGTCGTTTAAGTAGGGGCTATGCGTAATGTTATTGAATAACACCGCAACTTTAAAAGTTTCTTGGCAATCAAGATATTCTTGTAAATCATAGTAGATTTTATGAGGAATATCAAGTTTGTCAAAATAATAGATACGGTTTTCGTTAAATTCTCTACTCCTGTAGAATTCCATAGGCTTAATAGAATCTAAAAATACCGCTATCATTGATTTCTTAAAACTTTTTCTGCTTCGGATGCCGCTACACGCCTGCGCAAACTGCTTGAACTAAACGAATGATCGCGACCATTGAACACTAGTTCGATTTCGCGATCCCAACATTCTTTCTTGCCAGTAAAATCTTTATTTTCATATTCTACACCAAGTATGCGAACATCCAAAGGTAAAATTAATAGCAAGTCTACTAGATCTTGTTCGGTCTGGTAAACAACAACTTCATCAACATAACGGCATGCTGCAAGTTGAATCTGTCTTTCCACAATACTTTGAACTGGTCGATTTTTTGTATCCGGACGGTCAATTGTTGGGTCTGTCTGAAGCCCGGCAATAAGATAATCGCAATGATTCTTAGCCTCTGCCAGCATCGCCACATGTCCGGCATGAAATAAATCAAAAGTTGAAAAAGTAATCCCAATCTTAAGTCCTTTGTCCTTAAGTTCTCTAATTTTGTTGAAAATCATTATTCAGCTGGTTCTAATTTAACATTAAGTGGAAAACCATTATTGCGAGCAAGTAGTGTTGCTTCTACACCTTTTTGTTCTGCAATTTCGTAGGGTAAAGTACTGACCACACTTGAACCTTCTTCGTGTATCTTTATTGTAATTTGTGTTGCAGTTTCTTCGGTGTGATGAAAAATGTTTTTTAGAGTTTCAATTACAAACTCCATTGTTGTTACACTATCGTTCAAGTAAATTACATTAAACAAACTAGGAGGTTTAATGTTTGTTTTTGCTTGAATCTTGGGTTTAACTACAATATCTGTTTTGCTCATAATTTTGTAGGTTAGAGTAGGGGGCGGATCCCCCTACTGTTATTATATTACTTAGCAAACGTAATAGCAATCTTCTTGGCTTTTTGCTCTTCCGGAACAATATGTTCCAGACTAATCGCTAAAATACCATTGATTACTGTTGCACCTTTAACTTCCACATTGTCAGCAAGTGTAAAGTGTCGGGTAAAGTTACGGGCACTAATACCTCTGTGAAGATATTCGTACTCGTCTTTTTGCTTTTGTTCACCTTTGATTGTCAAAACATTTTCTTTATATTCGATATCCAGTTCGCTTTCACTAAAGCCAGCAACTGCCAATTGAATAGCATAATGATTGTCATCAATTTTAACAATATTATGTGGTGGATAGTTGTCTGTTTTGCTGTTAGCAAAAGTGCGCCCTAGCTCGTTGAACAGTCGGTCAAAACCCACAGCATGGCGATGTAGGGTAGGTAAATCAAAAGTACTAATTGTATATGTTGTCATAATATTTCTCCTTTCCTTAAGCAAGTTATGACATATATGAGTGTAGACCCCGGTTGGGCATCTACACTACATATTCTTTAGTTTTTATCTTTGGTTTCTGTGAACTCAGCATCAACTACATTGTCATCTGACTTGGGCGTAGTAGACTCTTCTGCGGTTGTCTGCTGCTTTGTTTCATTGATCACATTCGAGGCCACAAACAATTCCGACAATGCTGTTGTGATTGCTTCTTGGTCTGTGCCTGCTACAGCTTCTTCTAATTTCGTAATAGCATCTTGTATAGTCTTCGTCTGATCCTCTGTAAGTTTGCCCTCAACTTCTTTTAGATCAGTGCGAACCTTGTGGATTACCGAATCCGCTTGGTTGCGTGTTTCAATAAGTTCGCGTTGCTTTTTATCAGCGTCAGCATTGGCTTCGGCATCGCGAATCATCTCCTCAATCTGTTCTCGACTTAGACCAGAGTCGCTCTTAATAGTAATCCGATTTTCTTTGCCAGTTTTTTTATCTTTGGCACTTACTTTAAGAATACCGTTAGCATCAACATCTAGAGTGACTTCAATTTGTGGCATACCTCTTGGTGCAGGATCGATACCTTCCAAATTGAATTCACCTAACAGTTTGTTGTGCTGTACAAGTTCGCGTTCGCCTTGATAGACTTTAATAGTAACTGCAGGCTGATTATCCTCAGCTGTGCTGAACACCTGGCTGTTCTTAGTTGGTATTGTGGTGTTCTTTTGTATAAGTTTTGTCATCACTCCGCCCATGGTTTCGATGCCCAGGCTTAGTGGGGTCACATCAAGTAGTAGTACATCTTTACGATCTCCACCTAGAACAGCGCCTTGTACTGCTGCTCCTACTGCTACTGCTTCATCTGGATTGACATCTCTACGAGGTGCCCGACCAAATAATTTTTCAACTGCTTCTTGTACCTTGGGCATACGAGTTTGACCGCCAACAAGTATAATCTCGTCGATGTCTGCGGCTGTAACACCAGCATCGCGCATAGCGACTCGACAAGGCTCAATACTGCGTTGAATTAGATCCTCTACCAAGCTTTCAAACTTGGCACGAGTAATTTTTACATTAAGATGTTTAGGACCTGTGGCATCAGCAGTAATGTAAGGCAAGTTAACATCTGTTTGTGTGTTATTAGATAGTTCAATCTTGGTGCGTTCGGCTGCTTCTTTTAGGCGTTGTAGTGCCATTACATCTCGAGAGAGATCAACACCGCTTTCCTTTTTGAATTCAGTGATCAAATATTCCATTAATCTTTGATCAAAGTCTTCGCCTCCCAGGAATGTATCTCCATTGGTGCTAAGTACTTCGAACTGTTTATCCCCATCCACATTAGCGATGTCGATAATAGATATATCAAAGGTACCGCCGCCAAGATCATAAACAGCAATTTTACGATCCGCTTTTTCATTTTTATCTACTCCATAAGCTAACGCCGCTGCGGTCGGCTCATTGATAATACGCAGAACTTCAAGACCTGCAATAGCACCAGCATCTTTAGTGGCCTGTCTTTGGCTATCATTAAAATATGCAGGCACAGTAATTACGGCCTTTGTT